CTCATCTTTCGACAAGCACACATAACAACAGCGATCATGGAAATCGAACTGACTTGGAACCAGTTCAATCTCCTGAACACTATCGATGGCGTTTTGGATCGTATTTACACGGTCACCCCGGGCTCTCGTCCCCTTGAAAAAGGGAAGAAGGTCCGACGCGACGTTAAAACGGATGACGAGCAGTATTTGTATCTAAGCGAGACAAAGAACTCTTTCGAGTCTGAACTTCTTGCTTGGACTGCTTTCATCTCCGATCCGTGCTTTTTTGACGGTGAGTTGCAACACTCAACCAACTCCTCTCCTGAGGAGGATCACTACATGAACATCAGCCCCTATGTTCTCGGGGACGACTTCATCACAGTGATCAAAAACCCGCTGGCTCCCTTCCTTGCCTCGACGGGTCGGCCTCTCCCTCTCCCGAAGGAAGGCCAAACGGCGTTTAGGGTTTCCTATCATGCCCTTCACGCCCTCTCGGGTCTCCGCGCCGTTCTTTTAGTCCTAATCGACTCGGCCGCGGCTTGTGCTCAGGACGAGGACTACGTGGGACTTTTACCCGCACAAGACTCGCTCTGGGCCCTTCACCAGATGCGCTCTTGGTCTCTGGACGACTTTGTCCCGAACGCCAAGTACTGGAAAGATTGGCCTACCGCAATGTTCTTGCGTAACCCACTTCCCAAGCGTCCCTCTGGTTGGACCCACGCCCTGGACGACCCCCTCTTCGCCGGTCAGACTGGAGTATATTATCGTCGCCTTGCGTACTTCAACGCAAATCGCCCCGATTCTGCTCCCTTCTTCCGTGCCGTCGTCGGTCTCGCCCAGTCCAAAAGGGGTTTTGCTCCTGTTCCGAAGTCCTTCGTCCGCCGGACTTTGATGAAACATCGAGACCAACTCTCAACCCCTCCCTCCACTACCCTGATGGAGGACGGGTTCGATCCGGTTCTTGCACGCGCCTTTATTCAGACCGTGCTTCAGACCTTTCGAGCCCCTGACGTGTTTACGCACGCGTCCACCCATGAGGCCTCCACGTCAGCCTCGGTGTACACGACCCGGGCCGATGGGGGTTCGCGGGAATCGATTCGTCGCTTCTTCGCGTCCTTCATTGGCTCGGGGGCCTCGGTTGGCCCAGATTCCGGTTTATCCGGGACCCAGGCCGATCGAGATGCCCAATCGGTTTATATGGGTGAAACACCACGTTTCCTTGGCATGTACGAGATCTCTCCCGGACAAGTCATTGAAGAACGTGGTACCATTCAACCCACCGCCGCCGATTGGAAGAGGGCCACCAAATATTGGCTCTCCCACCACGACACGATCAACCGTATCCCCCAACGGTACCGGGTCCAACTGGATGAGGTGAGAAGTACTCTTCGCAAACATGTCCGCGTCAATTTTGACGAAGACCTTTACAAGTTTCCCTTCGCTCGGGTCGCAGCCGTTCTCGAACCTTTAAAAGTTCGAACTATTACGGCCATGGACCCGATCCTCTCCCACGTTGCCTCCGGACTCCAGAATGCGCTGTGGAAGCACCTCCAAACCTTCTCAGCCTTCGAATTGATCGGTCGGCCCGTCACCACCTCCTCCTTACACGATCTTAACGATCGCCATCGAGCGTGGGGCAGGTTACATCCGGGCTCCACATCTGAGTCCGACGGGTTCGTGTCGGGGGACTACTCTGCCGCGACGGATGGGCTGGATATTCGATTGTCTAAGCTTTTCCTGGAAACACTCTTAGAGAAGTTCCCAGAAGAGCATCGTGACATCACTCCAGCCTTCCGTCGTGTTCTTCTTGAACAATGGCTTTTATACCCCGACCCGAAGGTTCTACCAGTTCTCCAGAAAAACGGACAACTGATGGGATCCGTCCTCTCCTTCCCTTTCCTCTGCCTGGCCAACATGTTTACTTACGTTCTCATGCTGGGTGGAGGTGACCGATGGAAGACGCTCGAAATCCTTCGAAGTTACCACGAACTCCGCTCGTTACCAGTCCTCATCAACGGTGACGACATCCTGTTCCGGTGTTCGAAGGTCCAGTATGATCTCTGGCTCCAAAAGATCTCCCTTGTCGGCTTCGTTCCATCCCTGGGGAAGAACTTCTTTCACAAGAGATTCTTCACCATCAATTCTGAGCCCATGGAGTTCCGTCCTCGTCCTAAGACGAATACGGAGTTCTGGGGCGGGATGTCCTGGGCTGACATGGCAGAACTTCCGGAGGGCTTCCCTTCCTACCTTCCGGAGACGATTCAGGACACCTTCCTCATCCATGGTTTCCTGAACGTCGGGCTGCTCACGGGTCAGTCCAAACTTACCGGGCGAGAGGCCTTGAAGTCAATCCCTATTTCTGGGTGGTACTCCAAGTCCGTTCTCCCGGCTTTGAACCCTTCCCAGGCGCATCGCTGGTTTCTCCACTATCATCGTGAGGAGATCCAACGACAGACTCGCCATGGCTCCGAGACCCTGAACATCTTCGCCCATCCTCTCCTGGGTGGTTTAGGGTTTCCGATTCCTGAGGGCGTCGAGCCACGATTCTCCCCCTTCCAACGGAGACTCGCCCACGCACTCTACCTCTCGGCTCATTACACCTATGAGTCGAAGGAATCGGAGTATGACCTTCCCGCCCTCCTTGTCATTAAGGGGGCGGCCGCAGGAGCACCCTTGTTGGCCCACCGGAACAAGCTTGCTAAGGTCTACCTCTACCCGGTGAACACGCCACTGCCTCCTGACCTCGAGGAGTTTGAAGATACCACCGGTGTCTCCTCATCTCCTTTGACGGTCCCCTACGCAGTGAGTTCAGGCACAGACGACGATCCAATCCTATGTCGTCTGTCTGGACGCCAGATCCGGTCTCTCTCCCGACAATTTGGGAGGGTTGTTGATCTCCATCCCCTTTCGGAGATGTCTCAATTTCCCTTCATTGTCGTTCGAGATACTGGTGACTGGACAACCCGCCGACTTTACGTCCCCGAACTTCCGTTTGTGGACGTTCCGACCACCTCTCAGGTGTTCCTCGGTGAGTTACCTTTCCCGGATCCCCCGGGGGAGGAGTCGGAAGCCATCCCCGATCCCAGTCCTCTGGTGCGACAGAGTGAGCTCGACCACCTCACCCCGGCAGACTCTGGTGTTGACGATTGGGACACTGCTCCCCTTCTTCGCCCCAACTTCCTCCTCTCCACCCAGGAGGTCGAGTCTGTCGGTCCTTTTGAGGTCCCCGACCCAAACTTCATCAATCGTTCCCACGCGGGACGAAAACGACGTCGTCTGGATCGAGCCGTTCCCAACGCGGCTCGACGGGATCAAAAGTATGGATAGGGGGTCCTCTCGACAAGTCTCCTTGGCTTGGGCCCAAAACGGTGATTCCCATCTTAATCAAACCGTACGAACCAAATCGTCTAGAGACTGCACGGCGCCATCCACGAGAGGATGAACAGTCCCCGTATCGTTGCGGGTCTCCCCCACTCAACGAACCGACCTCCAATGCCCAACGGCAAGAAGGTCAAACAAGCTGTCAAGCGTGGCTTCACCAACGCTAAACGGGAACTTGGCCCCCAAATCAAGGCCATGGCTCGCTCCGCCGTACAAGCCGCGAAGAATGAGCTTAAAACCCACGGAAAGCGGATCGCAAAGGATGCCCTCAAGATTGGCGCTGCTACGATGTTTGGTATGGGCGACTATCGCACCAACAACCTCATCAAAGGCGGAATCAATCAAGCCCCTTCCTTCGGCTCCACGTCGACGACCTTTCGTCGACGCGAGTGTCTCGGTACCGTGGTCTCGAGTTCGACCATCGGGAAGTTTAAGATCGACAAGTTCCGGGTTAACCCGGCCCTTGCGGCTACCTTCCCCTGGTTGAGCCTCTCAGCCAACAACTACGAGTCCTACCGACCGATCTCTCTCGTTTTCGAGTACGTCCCCACTTCGGGAATGTCTGTTGCCAGTGGCGATACCTCTCTAGGTTCCGTCACCATGGCCTCTCAGTACAATCCTTACGCGACGGATCCCCAGAATCTCATCCAGATTCAGGGCTATCCCGACGCAGTGGCTTTCGCACCATACGAGCACGCTCTCTGTGGGATCGAATGCAAGCCTTCGAAACGTCAAGCTGATACCCTCCTTTTACGCAACAGTAATGTTACTTCTCAAGGTGGTCTCAGCATTAACAACGGCTTCGACACGCTCTTCGATCTCTGCGAGTTCTTCATCGCGACAGAAGGTTGCCAGGTTGCCAACGTCAAGTTGGGTCAACTCTGGGTGACTTATGAGGTTCAATTACTGAACCCCATTATCCCCCAGAGCCTCCCCTACAACCCCGGCCTCACTCTCAAGAGTACGGCCGCCTCCACCACGCAACTCTTCTTCAACAACGCCGCGGCCTCCCAGTGGAGTTTCGGTGCCCCCATCTCCTTCACCAAGATCGATGACTCTATCAACCTTGTCAGCCTCCCTCCAGGAGACTACATCGTGAGTCTCGGGGTCCGCTACTCCACCACCCAAACGTACACGGTCAACGTCGCCGTGACCGGCACGGCTGGTTCCTCGATGCTTGGATCGAATTGGTATGCTCCTCAACCTGGAGCCTCTGCCAATAACGTCTACTTCGAGTTCCGCCTCACCGTTCCCTCCGATGGCACCACCAACATCGATTACGCCCTGGGCCCCAGTGTTCCTATTGACTACATGTCTTGGAACCTCTGGCGCTACCCGTCGCAATTGACCAGTGTCATCCTTCCTCTTGCTTAGAGGACTAGAAGTCCGAAATGACATTAAACTTCTCGCCCCCCTCACGTCAAGAGGGTGTGGCCACACAACATCATGTGTGGATCCTGCCGATTATCAACCGGCTCCTTGGTCTTTCTTGTCGACCGAAGGATGTAGACTTACG